GCATAAAGAAACTTTTTCATTTTTCGCTCCTATGAAAAAGGGTGTTTGGGGCGACCGGAGCCGCCCCGCGCACTGGTTTACGAGGTCGTCAAATCCCACACCGCACCGGAGGACGCTTCGTTGCGAACCTCGAGGCAATACTCGGCCAGGAGTTGCTTGCGCTCGCTATCGCCGTCCTTCGCAAGGTCGGACAACTGGAACGGACGCAAGTAGGCGACGGAGAACATATCCTTTTGCAGGATATAAACATCCCGCGACCGGCTGAAACGGTTGGGGATAATTTCGAGCATTCCCCAATCGCTTTCGTAGTAGGAAACCGAGGCGTGAAGCTTGCCGCTTTCGGCCATGACTTCCCTGGTCGCATTACCTGTAAAGGTGGACATCTTCCTGCGGTTGAATGCCCCGGCCATAACACAATCTGCGTCTCCACCGGCCGTCCAAATCGACTGCAGAACAGTCTGGAATAAACTTTCGGTAAGTGCGCGCTGAGTTCCGTCGGTATGGGTGGAATTGCCCGCCGATCCGTCCGATCCGCCCGTGCCGTTGGAGGTATTCGTCTCCAGCCAGCATGAAAGCGACCCGGTGATCCTGGCGGTTGTCGCGCCGCCGGTGACTTCGGCGGTGTTGACGCCGACCAGGTTGGTTTCCATATCGCGCTTTAACTCGAGTGCGCGCTTGGCTACCTGGTAATCCATGGAACTTCCGCGGCCGGCTTTTCGGACTGCTTCGTTCGTCCCGGTTACCCTCGGCACCTTGTCCGAAATGGCGCAGGTGTTCGAGAGGCGCGTGGTTGCCGTGAAACTGTCGGTCGTCGCCGCGTCACCTTCCAGGACGTTGTTGGCCGCGGCTGCGGCTAACGTATCAGTCTGCCCAATATCTTCAACCAAGTGCGTTAATTCTTGGCCCGGCCCTTCGGCCTGCTGCATATTTCTATGCAGATGAGACTATATCACCATCCCGGTGGGATGCTCTGCGCTTCCAGCCACTTGGCTGTACTTCCTTGCGGAATAGTCGTTGCACCTTCCCTTTGCAGGGCTTGGCTCAGGATTGCCCACGGCACGATCCGTTTGGGGTTCCCCTGAATTCACAGAGTTTGCAACCGCCCATTGCTGGACGGTGGAGCAGAAATTACTCATGCAGAATGTTGCTGGCGGAACCAGCGGCTACGCCCGAAAGAAACGGACAGTCGTGAGGTGCGATGTTATAGATCACATCGACCAAATCTTCCCGCCGACCTATAGTCGAGTAGGAAGTCTGGGCATTGGTTGCCAATACCATTTGCGATTACTCCTGTTGTCGCAGGGCCGCAAACAATCCAGCAATATCATTAGGATTGGTGGAGTTTCCGGCCTGTTGTAATGCAGCCCGAATTCCCTCCGCACGTCCGGTCGCCTTGGATTTTGGCGCACCTGGTTTGCCCATCTTTGGAGCCTTCGATACCTTTTTCTTCACACCTGGTTTTGATTTCTGCAAGGCATCATACGCCATCGCCTTGCGGGCAATGGTGATGAAGTTCGCATCCGCCAGGTTGGCCGATTGCTCCCGCGTGACGCCTTCGGTTTCCAGGTAATCGTATAACCCGTTTACCGCTGCTTCCCGCGTTTTCAAATTGGCATAGTCGGGCCACCGTGAGGCCGTTTCCTTGTTTTCGCCCGCGATATATTCCCGCTTATTTCCATCGGCCTGAGTTTGCATATTCTGCTTGGCCTGCTGGAAATTCTGCTGGAACGATCCAAGGCGGCGCTGGGTATCGTCCCAGGCATCCCTGATATCTTGGACATCGTCACGGTCCATGGTGGCGCGTAGTTCTTGCCAGTTTGGTTCTTCGACAAAACCCGATGCTTGCATGGCTTCCGCCATCAAGGCACTGGACATTTGGAGTTGCTCGAGCGACGAATTTTGGGCGGCTTGTACGGCAGCATCGAGAAGCTTTGACCGTTCGCCCAATTCAGTGGTTTTCGTCTGAAAGGCCGTATCGCGCTCCGCTTCCCGGCCGGCAACGATCTGTTGCGCTTCGACAGGCAAGCTTGCGAATTCGGCTTTTTCCGCATCACTAAAGGCCGTGGGCGCATCTACGGTGGGCGTTTCGTCGGCGTCTTCGCCTTCGTCCTGCTCCGGTGCGCTCGGATCATCAGTAATGTCATCAGCGGCTTCGGCGTCCTGTTCGGGCGCTTCCGGTTCGGCATCCGCTACTTGGTCATCCCCCGCCTGGGCTTCGGCTTCCGCCTCGGCCTGTGGTTCCGCCGGTGTGGCGGGTGCGTCATCGGTGGGCGCTGTTGAGGGAACAGGCTCCGGTGCTTCACGCATTTGAGCGATTAGTCCAGCCGCGTTGTCAACACTTGCTTCAACTTGTGCGGTGTCGGCCATTCAAATCGCTCCTTAAATTGCTTCGCCAGGGTTAACGTCCCTGGCATACCACGGTCGGTCATCTTCCCCGGCCTCACGATGGTTGGCAATAACTGTCAACTGATGTTCGGCCAGCTTTCCCGTTCGCATCAATTCGGCGAAATGGTTTTCAAAGGTATCCAACTGCTTGAGAAGGATTTTCGTACCCATGACCAAATCGACTTCTTCGACACTTGCGGCCAGTAGCGCAGCCGTGTAATTGGCCCGCATTCCGTCCAGGGCTTCGCGGACTAGAGCGTCGGTCATCAACGTGGTGGCACGATGCGCCCGATCCCGTTCCTGGATTAGCTGGGGTTCTTCTTCGGAAAACTGATCTTCCGTATTTTGGCTTTCGTCGGGCATCTTAGTATTTCGTGCCTTTGGAGTTGCCTTTGCCAGCCTTGTAGTTTGCCGGCGCCCGAGAGGTTACGACGTTGCCGCCGGCCCCTTTGAAACTGGCGGTCGGGTGCTTTTTCTCACTCGATGTGCCAGCGACCTTAACATTGGTGTTCACCGCTGCGGCGCCACCCATGTTCTTGACGGTAGGAGCGGACTTCATATCCATAACTTGTTCCTCCTTTGAAGGCGGATACTACATCTTCTTCGATATAGCATAATTTCCGCCGCATTGGCAAACGCGCCATCAATCCAGCGCCAACAAGAGGGCCATCAAAACCGCTTCCTGTTCTTCCCGCGCCGCCACGCGCAGTATCTCAATTAGCTTCGTCAGGCGCCGCCGGCCCGCCGCCTTGGCTTACCGCCCCAGACAGCGAACCATCTTCGCCGAGCTGCATCGTCACAACCTTTTCGGCCGCATCCCTCCCGGCCTGGCGCTCTTCGCGTTCGTCCGCGGCCTGGCGGTCCAGTTGCCGGCCAAAGTGTTCGCTTTCGATCTTCTCCCGCGCCTGTTCGGCCTGGGCTTCGAGGTTCGCTGCCGCCCGCGCATCATCCGCGGCAACCTTCGCCGCCGTTTCATTCATTGAGGCAACGATCTGTTCGCGCTTGATTGTCGTATCGGCGTTGATCTTGTGCATGGCAATGCGTTCGTCTGCCGCAAGTTTCTCGCGACGGAAGGCTTCATCGGCCTGGGCTTTGGTGGCATCGACCCGGACCTTGGCCTGGTCATTCTGAATTTGCCCCTGCGCCAGCGCCATGGCCGGATCGGCCTGTTGTGCTTGCTGCGCGGCTTGCTGTTTTTTCTGCGCCATGACCTGTTGCATCTGCGGCGACGACGGGTCTTCCCAATAATCATCGGCATCTTTCAGGCCGAGCGATGTGGTGTACTTATCCAGGGCATTATGCAGCTTCGGCATCGTCACCAGCGGACCCTCGAGGTCGCCCTGCATCGGAACAATGGTGAGGTATTTCTGTAGCAATCTCTCGATGGCGAAGGCTTCCTGTTCGCGGCTGTCATACCCCAGGCCAACCTCGGCGCTCACCTTGTACTGCGAATTCCAGGTGCGGGGATCAACATCAACCCATTCATTCCGCAGCTTGACGTTCGTGGCCTTGTCCTGGTGAGCGATGGAAAGCTTGCCAATCAGGTCGAACAGCTTCTTGAAGCCTGTTTCCGCAAAGACCCTGGCAATCAGTTCCACGCGCTGCGCGGCTTGCTGCATTAGCTTGGCCTGACCGCCCATGGTGTCGTCAAGCGTCTCGGCATCCAGACCCTGGCTTAGACGAATGACGCCTGTGCGCTGTTCGCCGACCGTCTTCATAAACTCCATGGTCGGGAAGATGAACTGACCAAGCGGCTGGACAGGCATCGGCATGATGTGACCGCCGGCATCGGGCATGTCGGTATCGACGCGAACCACGCCATCGGGCCGCTGCACAAGCAAGTCATCCAGATCGACCTTGTTGCTGATCGCCACCCGGTTGTTGTTCATGCCATAGGAATTATCCAAAACCTGGCGCAACAGAATGGAATTGATCAATTGTAGATCGCCGACCAGGTCGAACATCGAGCGGCCGAAGAAAACGTGCGGCATGGGGATCGGCGTCAAATCGATGAAAGGCTGATCGACATCGATGCGCTCGATAGCCATTTCGCCATCGGCCTTTTTCAGGATTTCGTGACCATCGCCGCCAACAAAGATTTGCAGTTGTTCGGCAAAGCCATCACCGTCACGATCGGCATCGATGTAGAGTTCAACGATATCGACTTCCCGCGTCGATTCATCCATCGCCGTTGAGGACCGCGGCAGTTCATTCTCTCGCGTTCGCCTGGCGACGGCCTCGGTATTGAACAGGGAATATGTCGGGTTGGTCGTGGACAGGTTGACGCATTGCTCGCGATCAAAGCCATTCTCGACGCACCATGAAACGGTCTTCCGCATCCGGTGGCCCTTGACGCGGGCGTGATCCATCGACCTGGCTTCGCGGCTGATGATAAATTCCTCGGGCGGCAGACCCTCGATGCCGATTTGCTTGTGCGTCCAGGTCCGCTCGAGCGTCACATCGACAAGCTGCGGCGGCGGCGCTTCCATCATCATGGGCGAACCCATTTCATCAAGCACGGCCTGGCCCGCTTCATCGATCATCGGGACAATGCTGCCGTCTGCCTCGCCGGCATATTCGCGTGATTGGGTGACCTTTATTTCGCCCTCGACAGGTTGCGAGAGCATATAAATCAGTTCGTCTTCGGTCAGGCCAGTGTGGTTCGTCCGCTCGGATTTCTCTTCCTCCGACCAGAAGACTTTGACCATTCCGTTTTTCTGGATCAGCGCATCTTTGAACCAGGAATAGATTGTCGAGAAACCATCGTTCTGCTCGAAGACAACGTGGTTCGCGTAGTCCGTCATCTGCTCACATTGTTCTTCGTACTGCTCGGCGCTCGGCTTGTACTTGCAGGCCGTGGAACCCGACAGGAATATCCGCATCAGGCTCGGCATGATCCATTCGACGGTGTCCTGGACATCGGACATCACGACCTTCGACCGGCCTTTGACTTCGTTCCCAAACGGTTCTGATCTGTAATATTTCAGCGCCAGGGCGCGCTCGGTGGCAATCGTGCCTTCCTGATACCCAACGGCCGATGTTATCTCCGCGGCGACGATTGACCTTAAGGCATCGTCATCAATCGGAGTGGGCTTGGCGCTTGCCATCAAGCAGCCTTCTCACCAGCCCGCATCCTATCCTCGGACGCCATGGCCTCGATCATTTCGTCCGCGCCATCCTTCGTCCACCAGCGTTGGTCGGGCTTCTTGTCCGTTTCCTCGCCAGGCTGCGGGTTCTGGCCGTGGTCGCCGATCATCCGCGTATTTACCTCGCCATCGACCATGATCACCCACCGGCCGAAACCCATGTGTTTCTTGGAGTAGACGGGGCTGGCCGGCGCCGGGGCATCGCCAGGAAGGATCGGCGTCAGGCCATCGGGGTTGTTGCGGTCCATGCCCTCCACCGCGTTGTTGCCGTCCTGTGGCGGGACATAATCCTTCGCGCTCGCAACCGCGCCACTCTCAACCGCGGCCAGGGCTTCGGGCGAAATGATGTCGCTGGACACTGGCGGCATGACCAAGCCGGGGTTCAGTTCCTGAATGCAAGCCTCGAGCCGGTCAATCTGTTGCACCATCAAGCCGACTTGCTGTTGCAGCGTTCTGATCTTCGTGCGGAATTCCAGTTGGCTCATTTCTTTGACGCCTTGACCGGATCGGCCTTCGGTGCCTTCGCCTTCTTCGGCTTCTTGGTCGATACCGAAAGGATGGTGCCAGCCGCCATGGCAGACTTCGCCAGCTTGCCATCGACATAGACCGTCAACGACGATTTGAACATGCAGGGCTTCTTGACCTTGAACATCTTGCCGGTGCTTTCGTCAACGTCGGCGTGTTCCATTTCAGTGTCCCAGGCGCGAAGCTTTTCGAGAGCCTTCTGGTTGAACGCGTCGGCCTCGGCCCGAGCCGCGGACACCTTGGCGACGTGGGCCTCGTCGGCGCCGCTCGCATAGTAAATTCCGGTTTCCTTGCTCATGTGAACTGCCTTCCATCGGTTTCGTATTCCAGGGTTTTGCGCTTCGCCGGTGTCGGCGTGGCAAAGGTTAACGCCGCCGCATCGCCGGCATCGGGACTGAAGCCCAGCCGTTCTTTGATGTGGTCTTTAGGTTCCAGAATGATTTGGGAATTTGAGTTGTATCGGGTTGCGCCCTTGCCCCAAATGACGGAGCAGAAATCAGTGTGCATGGCGTCTTCGTCGGGGATGTCAACGCCGGCCGGGTCGGCCAGCCAATCGCGGAGAGCGCCCCACATTTCGGCGCGCTTGTTTGCCCACTGGACATTGTCGATGGGCTTGCCGCCAAAGTTTATTGCTTGGATCAAGCGTTTATCCTCAGTTTCTTTCAGCCGGTCCACGACACCGGCCCCAACGCCGGTCACATCGATGTTTACTTTGGATGGCTTCACTTCGTCAATGATTTTCGATACCACGCCGGCAATATGCATCGTGTCATCGCTGTCCAGGGTGCGGTTGATATGACCTCCGAGACGCCGGCCCTGTCGATCGATGATGCGGGTTTTGTCATCACCGCCGCGGGCCACATCAACACCCAGGACGATGGGCAGATCGCCCGGCTTGACCGTGTTCTTGCGCGCAGCATAGACCCAGTCCGAGTGGATGAATGTCTCGTCGCCGCCGGTCTGGAATGCTTCCTCTGCCGTCGCCGGGTACTCCTGACGGAACAGCCAACAGATCAAATCATCGGGCGAGCCAGCGGATTGCGCCAGCGCCTGGTTGGTCCGGTGCATCCAGAATATCTGATCGTCATCGAGGTCGTGCAGTTCGCCGTACTCTCGGAATGCCTCAGGTGCTTTCCATCCCTCTGGTGCCTCGGCGCGGTATGGCGCGTGGTCGAACCAGGCGACGAAGATCAGTTGATATTCGCTCTCACCTCGCTCTGCCGCCTTGCACATATTGTAGAACAGATCGCCCAGACCGTTGGCCGTGCTTTCCAGGATTACCTCTGTTCCATCCTGGTCTGGCACCGCTTGCAGCGCGCCGGCCACATGGTCCGCGGCATTCTCCCAAAAGGCGACCTCACTGCCGTGAAACAGTTGGATAGTTTCGGAGCGTCCCACGCCGCGGGCACCGGCCGTACCGACCTTGTAGCCACTGTCGAGGGTGAGAAATTCCAGCTCTCGGTTATTGGACTTTCCTGTCAGAGGCTTGACCTTGAGCGGGCAATTATCGTGGAACCGCTCGGCCATAGTGAAGAGGTTTTCAGTGGCGTCTGATTTGTGCGTGAGGATGAAGGCTCTATAGCCTTTTGTGTGCGTGACCTTGTGGTAGTAGCGCCCTTCGACATAGGTCGATATGCCAGGCTGTCGGGCTTTCAGGATCAGAGCGCGGACCCGGCCCGTTTCCTCTCGCTGGCGTTCAATCCTGTTGTGGACAATGTGCTGAACTTCGTTGAGGACGAACGGGATGACACCGCCCTCCTTCGGCCTGATCCGCAAACAGCTTTCGGCGTACCATGGGAAGTCATCGCGCAACGTCTCGCGGATTTCGAGTTCATCTTCGGGGATTGCCTGGACGCTCATGTTAAAAAAAACACCCGGCGCGATAGGGGATCAACGCCGGGTCAGTCGAAGGGAGGTGCGCCGGGGGGAGCCGGCGCGTTTCGTCTGGGAGACGAGGTTTCACGATAGCAAATTGGGCGGCCATGTCAAACACATAAAAACCAGTGGCCGAGCATGACGACGGCAAGCAGGGCCAGGGCGCCGGCGAATACGACCAGCTTGCTCAATGGACCGACCTTTGTTTCAAGTTGTCTGC